TGTTAGTCATCTTTATATATTATATAACCGTTTCTATTAAAATAAATCGTCTTCTGAAAAGCTTTGAGACTTTTTGGAATACTCAACAGGCCGAGAATGGAAAAAATCGGTCATATTATTACCAAGTAGTTCTTCACTAAACCAAGCGGTCTCTTTAACAGCCTTAGCATCTGTATCAAAAACAGTAGAGAAGCCGATACTAACTAATGATTCGTTGATACGTTCCTTTACAAATTCTTTTAATAAAGGTGCAGATAGGCCTTCTTCTTTAATACCATTAACCATCCAGTCAATAATTTTTGCTTCACATTCAAACGCTTCCTTAGCTTCAGATAAAATCTTTTCTTCAAGCTCTTTATCAAACAACTCTGGATACTCTTCTCTAATTGTGTTAATAATTTTTATACCAACAAGCGCGTGAATATGTTCTTCATTACGAGTGTATTTAACTTGTTGATCTGTATCCTTAAGTACGTTTTTATTACGAGCAAACCAATTAATAATATAGAATTGGCTCATTAATGAAACATTCTCAACGAACAAGGTAAAAAGTATAAGAGCGTAAAGGTATTGCTTCTTTTTATCTTTGTAATAACGGTGAGTGTATTTTTTAAGATAGCTTACACGGCCTTGAATCCATTCTAGCTTAAGATTCTCTTCAAATATATCTTCCAATCCAAGTACAGTAAGCAATCTTTCGTAAGCATTATTATGAATTACTTCCGTATTAGCCATGACGTATCCAAGATCTTGCAAAGAAGGGTGTGGTAAATTCTCTCCAAGTTTTGCCCAGAATGTTTTTACTGCTACTTCAATTTGACCTATAGCGGATAAAGTACGGATTATAATTTCTCTTTCTTGATCATTAAGCTTAACTTTGAACTGCTGTACATCCGATTTAAAACTAAACTCTTTGTGAGTCCAAAATCCGTTATGCATGGATTCAATATATTCCTCTGTCCAAGGATAGCGATTAGGTTTACGTGAAATTTGTTCGTCGAATATCATAGAGTAAGTAGCAAGGAATATTATTTACACATTGTATGTGTTTTTACATTTTTATCTCTAAGAAAAAAAATATTTTTCTCTCGCCAGTGCGCTTGACTGAGTTATAAAAGTTAAGATTTCTTATTATAAAGTTCCAACTTTTTTACAATATATTTTACAATTTCACTACGTACAATATCTGCTTCCGTTAAGGTAAAGACGTGGATGCCTTTATCGCGGCTCTCAGTATCATTAAAAACATTACACATTTTTTCAAAGCCTGACTTACCGTTAATGTCAGATTGCATTGGGTCACCACAAATAAATAGTTTACTAAACTGTCCCACTCGTGTTAACAATGTAGTTAACTCTCTGAACGTGCTGTTCTGAGCTTCGTCCATAATAATTGCTTTAGCATTCCAAGAAAGCCCGCGAAGATATCCTGTTGGTTTACCTTCAATACGGTTTTCTTTCATAAGCATATTAATATCTGCTTTAATTAATAACTCGTCAAGCTTTTCCATTAATGGTTCGAGATATGGAGTAAGTTTTTCATTTGCGTCTCCAGGGAGATATCCCATTTTATTATCTGAACTCTCTACTATACTACGAATGTATATTAAGTCAGAGACCTTTTTTAGGTTTAATAATTCCAGCGCAACCAAGGTTGCTAAAAAACTCTTACTACTACCTGATGGCCCTGTAATAAAAACAATTTTAGTTTCATTGTCTAAAGCAAGTTTAAGAAACTCTTTTTGTCTGTTCGTCAAATCCGGTCTTTGTCGAATCATTACTGGTCTTGCCAGCTTTTCGGCCTGATGTACTAAAGGACTCTTGTCTTTAGTAGCAGGTGTATTATCTAGAATGTTTTGAGATAGCTTCTGTTTTTGCAAACGCTTTTTCTTGCTCATTGAATATATTTACTCGAAAAACAAGCTTAATAAAGGTCTATAGCCAAAAAGAAACCCGTCGATTTCTCGACGGGTTCTTGATTAAACGTTTTACCGTTACTTTGCTTATTATAGCATTGTAGCAGCTGTGCCTGGAACGAAAGCCGAACCAAGACCAGATACGATAATGAGGTGGTAATAAAGAGCAGCACCGAAGATATGATCGATAACACCATAACGGGTCATCAAACCAACACGTGGGCTGAAATCATTAGGACCAACTGTGCGTTGTACTAATACAGGGATGTATGGGCAGTAAACGATACCAGTGTCGTAGTATTCAGCACCCTTGTAGCCTAATAGGGCATACTCAAGAGCTGTTGCACGAGCACCTGTTTGGTACTGAGCTTCTGTACGAGTATCACGGTAGATCGTGAAACGACCACCGACTGTACCGACCTTAGCAATACCAACTGGTTGTGTGTTTACATTACCATTTACTGAGAACCACTGGAACTCAGGAAGCATTTCAAACATTGCGCAAACGCGAGGTGTTGCGATGATGAAGTTTGCTGCACCACGGCGATTGCGGATAGCAACGCGGTTAGCTTCAACGATAACACGTGCAAAGAAGTCACGGTTACGTTCACCTAACCAACGGCCGTCAGCAGAAGCTGCATTCCAGAAAGAGTAACCTTGGCCTGCACCAGCGTTGAGAGCAACTTGGCACATACGGATTACCATTTCACGATCGATTTCAGCTTGAATTTCGTACGACATAGCGTTCGTTAATTCATTGTCGATATCGATACCGTTCATGTTCTTGAGATCTTGCTCAAGTTCAACTGACCAACGAGCAGCTAGACGACGTGTACCAGCTTCAACAGCAGTCTTTTCGAATGAAACGACCATCTGAGGAATATTGCTTGTTAATTCAAAATTGCTTAAGAATTGAGCAATACCACCGTCTGTTGGTAGTACATTGAAATCAGCGTTACCGGAAAGGAACGTTGAAGAAATACCCGTGAAACGAGTGTTGAGGTAGTTCCAACCCACTTCAGTACCGTCTGAAGCGGTTGTCCAGCCCTGAGCTGCTTGTGCAGTTGTGCTATAACCGCCGCCGTTATCAACTTGTGTATTTCCGAGTGGATCTGCTTCGTATTTGTAACGAAGAGCAAATGCTAGACCAACTGGACCGCTCATAGGTTGAACACCAACGATTTCGTTTGTGATCAATTCTGGGAAGGTACGGCGGATCATCGGAATGAGGATCTTTGGTAGACGAGCATCACCTTGAGCATAGAAATCGCTCGATTGGTTACCGCCCTGTCCTGGGTTACCCTGAAGTGTACCGAATACGCCAGCATTGCCAGCAGTATTAGCAGACTCAAAGCACCACTTTTCTTGATTCTCAAGAAGGATAGCAGTATTCAAACGAGTGTGTTCGTTCAAGATAGCTGGTGTGTTATCATCGGAATGATCAAGCAATGGAGCCCACTTTTTGAGAAGCTGGCCTGCGCGATCACGATCGATGTATGATTGTGAAGGTTTGATTTGTTTTTGCATAACTTATAATTTAAATAACTAACATTATCTCAAGTACTAACAGTACTTCAACGTGTAGATATACTTACAAAAAAAAGCCCGATTTCTCGGGCTTTTGGATAAAAATCTGATTTATTTATTAAGCAAGTCTGTTCTTAAGTAATGATACATAAGATTCAGTTACAAACTTTTCGCCATCATCTGAAGTAGCAGATGTAAATGACTTGGAAGTCTGTTTCTTATCTTCTGTAACTAATCTATCAATACCTTGTGTTTTTGGTGATGTAGATTCTTTCAACTCTTGCATTTTTTCGTCTTCTCTCTTGTCAAACATTTCAACAACGTAATTGAAATTTTCGTTGATGTATTTTGCATCTTTTTCAGCTAATACACGAAGAGCATAGCCCTTTTTGTTTGCTGGAAGAGTTGCTACTTTTCTTTCTAATAGAAGACTAGACTCTAATGCTTGTACTTTTTCACTTAATAATTGTGATTGCTTTGAAGCAGCTTCTGCTTTTGCATTAGCTTCATCAATTTGCTTCTTACCATCTAATAGAGCTTCTTTTACACTTTCATTAACAAATGATTCGTCAAGACTTACTAAACGCTTAATCTCATCAACGATCTTTGAATTACGAGTGTTTAATGTAGCTTCCTGAATTTGTTGTGTAGGAATTGCTTTGTCAAGATAAAGGTCAAGATAGCTTGAAACGTTTTCAATAACTGTATTTGTAAATTGCTTTGCTTCTACCTTTGAAGCGTTTTCGTAAATCTTAACAAGGTTTGTTAACTTCGTAGAGTGATCTTCGTCTAATTTGCTTAAAGCTTTGCTAAATTGTTTAGCATGGAGATCATCAATACGAGTTACAATTTTTTGAAGCTTAGCTGTATGATCAGCATCAATAGCTTCTAAAACCTTCTCAAGCTTTGAAGAATATTCTTCGTCTTGTTGTATCAAAGCAGCTTCAACAGCGAGGGTAGTCTTTTCTTCAGCCTTCTGTTCAACGGCTTGTGAAATGGCTTTTAATGTGTCCTCGGATAAGAGGTCTTTTGTTGCCTCTTTAAGAATTGTGGAAATGTCTTGGCTCATATCGTATTAAATATTTAGTAAATTGTACTCTATTATCAGGATTTTTTTGTTGTTTTGTTTGCTAAAGCAGAATCCGCTTTTTGGATACGTTGCTTAAGTTTCTCGTTAACTACTGCTTGTAATGTTGAATTAGCAGCCGAGTAGTTATTATCAACTACGTGCTTAATAAAGCTTGCAATTTGATTCTTTTGATTCATATTATTTAAGATTGTTAATAAAGCGAATGATATGCTCTCTAAGATATAGATCTACATCCTTTTTAGGCAAGGAGCTAAGTTTAGCTTCTAGAGCATCGTATATTTCTTCATAACGCCCATCTTGCTTAATAATAAAGTTTTTGGATTCAAGAATACCATTAACAAATGCTCCAGGGGCGGATGGATCAGCCACCGCATCAACTGTAATGAGCTTCATATTTGTAACGTAATTGGTTCCGTCTTTTTCTTCTACTGTTCCTAAAGCTCTTGAACTCATGCCCATTTTAACACCATCCATAACTAACGATCTCATGATTTCCCCCAATGGAGTGCGTAGTACTTTACTTTTACCTCTTACCATATTACCGTCCATCTTAAGTTCAGTAATTAAATGACATGCTCTTTCACTGCTAACATTAGCACTATTTGGATGTTCAAGCTCTCCTAAAGCTCTGTTTGTTTTAACAAATTCTTGGTTGTAACGTTCTACTTCCCGGGCCATTTCCTCTCGGCTATAAATACGATTGTTCCTGTTCTTCTCTTCTGCTACCATGTAAACACCGGAAACATAAATGTTTGCTGGCTTGTCTTTATTGCCCTCTTCTATTAAATAATCAAGTCCCTCTGTGATAGGGGTTTGAGTTATGAGTTTGTAGACCATTGTGTATACTTATGCATATACACTAATAAAACTATATAATTGCTTGTATTTTTAATGAGTTAGCATAAAATATAGTAATGATCTTAAAGGACGTTACTGCAACAATTTCTACAAGGGGTCGTACCAATACGACAGTACCGATAGTTCTATCCTCATTACTCTGTCAGAATATGAAACCATGTAAGGTTATTATATTTGATGATAACGATGAGTTTGTAGATCCACGTAAAAATGATGTTATTAACAATATACTTTCGGCATTTTCTTTAGCTGGTATCCAGTGGTATTGGATACCTGGAGCAAGAGCTGGTCAAGTTACTAACCACGAAAATGCTCGTAAGACTTGTGAAACACCTTACTTGTGGCGTATTGATGATGATAATATGCTTTTACCAAATACTTTAGAGGTACTTTATAATACTATTACCTCTAATGATAAAATAGGTGCAGTAGGTCCGTCGATAGTAGACCCAAAGAATCCTGTAAACAATAAACTCGCATCCAATAGTATGAATGATATATATTTGGGTTTAAACGAGCAATGGAATAATAAAACCGGTATACGGGAACTTAAAGAGGTAGAACATTTGCAAGGTAGTACATTCTTGTATAGAGTTGCAGCTGCTACACACGGTTATGAATTGAGCTTATCCAGAAAAGGTCATAGAGAGGAAACAATCTTTACATATGAAATGTTTAAAGCTGGTTGGAAGTTAATTGCTGTGCTTGGCTTAACAACATGGCATTTTCATTATCAGACAGGTGGTATACGTAGTGAAAGAGATGATAGAATGTTGCAGAGCGATGAAATGATATTCCGTAATAAAATACGGGAATGGGACGTGGTAACAAATAATTACAAGTTTTATTTTCTAGATAGCGGTCGCGGGGACCACTATGCATTTAAGCATTTATTACCTGAAATTTTAAAACGCTACAGAGATTACAAGATCTATATTGGATGCTGTTATCCTGATTGTTTCTGGGATATAAAAGATGAAAATATTATTTTCTGCTCCTTAGCAGATGTTGCACCTTTTGTTAACAAAGACAAACAAAATGCGTATAAGTTTATGTTCGAAAATAATTGGAAGAGTGGTTTAGTTGATGCAATGAAAAAGGTATATCTATGAAAATTATAATTAGTCCATATTCGCAAAAGTTGCCTAAAGAGGCTTTTAAAAACGATGTCAACCCAAGTATGGTTAACCCGAAAAATTATCCTTACTGGGAACAAGTAATTGAATTATTAAAACAACAAATACCAGACCTACAGGTTATTCAAATAGGTGTGACCGGGGAAACAGTGCTTAGAGGTGTAGATGGTATAAAACATAATCTTGGCCAAAAAGAATTATTCGAACTTATTAAAGATTGTGATGGTTGGTTTTCAGTAGATAACTTTTTCCAGCATTTCGCTACATACTATAAGATACGTAATGGGTTTGTAATGTTCGGCCAATCTGACCCTAATATATTCGGATATAAAGTCAATACCAATATACTGAAGGATCGGAAGTACTTACGACCTGATCAATATGGATTTTGGTGGGATAGACCTTATACAGAAGAGGCGTTTCTTAGTGCAGAAGAAGTAGTAAAGATAGTATTACCTAAGCTTACGGCCTCCTAAGTATAGATATGGCGGCATATCAATACTATCCAACACCAGCATATACTAACGTAAATGGAGTAAGCGGTGGTGTTGCGGCATTTTTCAGTGTAAGTGGTTACGCTCTTTCAGGAGCTGCTTATCCAGTGAACACCACACCAAGCATTAATGACGTACAGGTAGGTTGGTTTGTTAATGGGGATGGTGTTACAAACAGTAAGGTACAAGGCTTAACTGGTCAAAATTCTGGCTATGTAACGGTACAAATAGATCAGCCTAAAGCTAAACCAGGCAGCAACTATACTTTTTCTGCCTTACAGTATAGAGCCCCTGTGACTAATGTTTCGACAGTTGGGCCTGCTGCATTCTTATCTACTAATTTAAACAATAGGATTACGAGCTATGATATGTTAGCTGAACGTATATTTTTTCAGTTGGGTGCACCTCTAATTAACTTAGAAGTAGCTTGCGTAGCTGCATACGATATGATTGCTTATGCAATTGAAGTATTCACACGTTTTACACCAGGTACTGAAGAGCTTATTATATTTGATTCATCTCTATATACTAGAGGTCAAGGTATTAAGCTAGACACTTTAATTAACTATACACCAGAGTTGTCTGGCTGGGATAGTACATTTCAAACTGGTTGGGACTATGATTTAAACAATTATAGAAAAGTAATCGACATTTATAACTTCCAGGAAGGCACTAACGAAGGTGTTAATACGTTATTTACTATTGAGCAATCATTAGCTCAACAAATGCACTTTGCATACTCTTTAGGTAGTAAAGCATTTGATATGATTACTTGGCATGTATTGAAAGACTGGTTAAAGACTCGTGAAAAGTTATTTGCACAAAAACAATACTGTCGCTTTGACCCTCGTACCCAGGTTTTAAGAATTACCCCTGATCCTACTACTAATAACAACGCAAGGTACTTTGGTTGTATTGGTGTATATCTTGAAAGACCTATTAAAGATCTAGTTAAAGAGCGTTGGGTAATGGAGTACGCAAAAGCTCTAATAAAGATTTCTATCGCTAATACACGTGGTAAGTTCGGTAACACTCAATTATTCGGTTCTGGTTCTTTACAGTACCAAGATTTAATGAGACAAGGTACTGAAGAAAAGAAAGCTCTAGAAGACGAGCTAAAAAGTGGTCGTTCAGAAGTACAAGACCCACCAATGTTTTTCTTAGGTTAAGCTGGCAACGCACTACCTGGAGCTGTTGCTGGTGCACCGCCTGGAGCAGGGGCAGCGCCTGGCGCGCCTGGTTCCCCTTCTGCGCCTGGTTCAGCTCCAGCTTCTGGACCACCTGGTCCTGGACCGAATGCTGGAGCAGCACCTGCACCTGGAGCAGCTCCACCACCGCCACCACCTGGAGTGCCTGGTTGACCTCCACCTGTCATTGCTTCTTCCCAGTTTTTACCAAGTGTAGCAATTTTATCTAATTCGAATTGTAGTGCAGCATCCTTACGTTGCCACTCTCTGTTAGCAATTAATTCATCATCTGTCCATGCTAGATACTTCTTGAGAGCATAAGACCGAGCTACTAAGTTCTCTGTCTGTGTAGCGCTCTTTAAGTTGTCCCATCTAATTTGTAGTAATTGTTGATCTCTTACTGCTGCAAAGTGTGAAGGAGGGTTGAGACTGATACCAATATCGTTCTCTCTTAACTTATACTCTTTCCACAGGCCCTTAAGCTTAAGGTGAGTAATGTATGTGTCTTTAATAGTAGACGAGAAATGTCTTTGTAGGCGTATGATTAGCTTTGCAAACTTAAGTTCTTCTCGTAAAATTTCACCACCATCAGCAAACTTCGTATCTGGGTTTAATCTACTTGCGGGTACGCGTAATGCTTTGTAAAGCTTATTAACGAAGTAGTTAAGATCGTCTAGTTTACCTAAATTTTGACCACCGTTTAATACTTTAACGTCCGTACCGTCTTGACCATTGCGACGAGCAAACCAATAACTATCTAACATTGATTGTGGGTCGTAAACGTTAACCGTACTACCTTGTTCTCCATCATAAGTACGCTTTGACCAGTAGTTCTGCATCAGACGTTTTAAATAAGCTTCTGCTTTTGCTGCAGGCATATTACCAACATCAACGTAGAATGCTAAACGCTCTGGAGCACGTACTAACCGATAAACAACGATACTATCCTCAATGAGAGAGAGTTGTTTATATGCACGACGTGCAACTTCTAGATACGGTAAACGAATTGTTTTGTTTTCGTTCCAAGTATGAGAATGAAAATATGTAACTTGATGGCGTTCTAATGGTATTAGTTCTTTACCATCTTTCTTAGGTCCACCAGATGGACCTCTGCTATTAACATTAAACCCTCCACCTCTATCATCCTTAGGTACAGGCTTTTGAAGTATGTAGCCTTTAATGATCATGTTTTGAACATTATCAAAAATTGGGTTAATATGCTCTGTAGGTATTTGTACTAAACTAATAATACCAGCTTGTTGATTTTCTTCATTGATTACATTTTCAAAAAAGATTTCAGCATCAATTAAAAGTGTACGGAAATATTCCCAACCCTTATTATCAAGGTTAAATAAGTCCATTACATAGTCGTAGCTCTTTTGAAGTTCCTTTTTTTGATTCTCTTCTAGTTTTTCACTTAAATGTAGTTGAGCATATCTACCTTTATCGTCTTTAACTAAAGCTTCATCACAAATTTCATCTAATGCATGGCTGATTTCAGCATAAGAAGCCATAATACGGTAATCAGCAACCCTCTTACCCTTGTCTGTGTCAATTAAAGCGTATAAATAATCGTGATAACCTTTATCAATAATAACACCGTTTAAATTACTTTGCGGATTATTAGGATCCTGTACAACAGATACTGCTTGTCTTAAGTTTCTTTCCTGTTGAGTACTACCTATCTTATAAAATGTTTCAAACTTTGGATTTAACTCAGCAATATTATCTATAACCGTAGAATTACCAGTATATGGCAACTTGTTTACGAAGTTGTTAAACGATTTCTGAAAGAAGTTCTGTTGCGGTGCCATTGTTAATATTTACACTGTTGATTGCTATTATATACTGGATTTACTAAAATGCTACTGCTTTGTTATATTGCCTACAATATAATCAATTATACCAATCTTTCAATACTGATCATATTGTTGTTGTAACTGGCGCCAACTATCAAGGTTATTCTCCATGCCAAGCCGGCACTGGTATCCATAAGATTCCAAGTATCCGTTCCTCCTGAGGTACCAAAATGGTCACCCGCATTTAAATATGATGGTGTTGATGTAACACTTAATGATGGTGTTATTGTTGTACTACCTACGTTACTATTAAATACTTGAACACCACTACCATAAACACTATATGTTCCTGACCCTGTTGACACTTGTAAACTACGATTACCTGA